GATTGGGCTTGGACGGGTAAGCCAGTATATTGTCCAATGGAACAAGTCTTTACCCAGTGGTCACCCAATGACCACTATTGTGAACACTTTGTTCGTACAACTCACCATGTCCACCTGTTATATGACAATTACAGGGGATGTGAATGACATGCATAAACACATTCGTGTTGCACCTTTTGGTGACGATAACATGAATGGTGTATCCGATGCTAGGGCCGAAGTCTTTAATCAGGTCACTGTAGCGGAAAAGATGTTGGAGTTGTTTGGATTGGTATACACTGATGACGTCAAAGATGGTGCTTTGCAACCTTTCAAGCCATTGGAAGAATGCACGTTTTTACAGCGTGGATTCTACAAAGACTTGACTTATCCAGGAGGTTGGGCACCAAAGCTTGGAGAGGGGAGCTTCCTATACGCACCTTATTGGTATAGGAGTAACAAAGCCACCGTTGATGATATGATGGCTAATGTTACAACTGCCCTCGGAGAAATGAGCATCCACCCCCCGGAAGTCTGGGATAAGTATACTAGTATACTCTTTCCTTGGCTTCGTGAGCATAATTTGACCCCTAAGTTGCCTTTTTATACCCGAGAGGCAGCTAGGACATGGCGGCTCACCCATGTAGATAGTTGGGTATAGGGATATATACGGTTCCACAAGTGTACATAATTTGCGATCGGCTATTGTGGAATGTCAGGATGACCCCAAAGTCTTTACTACTCACGACTATAAAGAGAGAGTAATCGCATACTCCAAGGACGTGGATTAATCCTTGGTTTACATAGAATCCGCTACAATTAGTAATGAGAAAGTATGTGATCCCATTGTAGAGATCACCAACCCCAGCACTTCAGAAACGGTAGGTTTACTTACCAGCGCAGGTGTAGCGCCCGTTTGTGCTGAGATCCCCTACACCATGCCAAGTTCATTCTTGGAACCAACTGATGTCTCTCAGGATTTGAGAGACTATTTTGGTAGGCCAAGAATGATATTCAATGGAATTGTATCATCATCCCCGGCTTCATTGTTCACATCGAATGTAAGTCTCGCTACGTTGGCTACTTGGTATCCCAACTTTTTAGTAAGACTCACAGGAGTTTATGCGATTAGGTTTAGTTTAAACGTGGTTGTTAAAGTGTCATGTACACCATTCAACCAAGGTTTAATATGTACATCTTTCCAGTATGGAGCGGAAACTGGTTCCGTTTATACTTATGAGAGAGCTACTCAACCCTTTTCTGTAGAACAACTTCCACATGTTCTGATGAATTTGGAACTATCCAACGATTCCACGTTAAAAATACCCTTTCTGTCCTCATTAGAGTATTTTCCGTTGAGAGGAGATACTGTGGGAACAGTATTAGGATCTATTAACGTAAACACTATCTTGGGTTCACCTAGTATTCCATCATCACCAGATGCGATATTCAAAGTATACGCTTATCTGGATGATATTGAATTGCTAGGTGCTACTTCATGGGTGGATAATACTATCCTTCTGAACGGAGGTCTATCAGATAACATAGCAGACTCGGTTTCCAATATCACTAAGTTAGTGAAAAGGATAGGAGTAGCGGACGCTGAGCTTAGGAAGACCAAAGTTTTGTCTTCAACGCTTGGCTATGTTGGTAGAGCTTTTAGTACGGCCCGTGGTATCCCATTGATAGGGGCGTATGCTGGTACTCCATCTTGGTTAGCCAACACACTAGCCAAAACTGCCGCGTCCTTTGGTTATGCCGCACCGGCTACAGAATCGGCAGTACAACTCAAATTAGATAGACGCACTCTGGATCCTACTCATATTGATGTACCAATGCCGGCATCTAAATTGAGTAATTTCCAAAGTAATAAACTTGC